ACTGGTGTAAGCGGTGGAACTACACTCAAGGGGAACGAAGAGTCCCTAGAGAACTACGGACACGCAATCAACGTGGACGTTGTGCGTAACGCCGTGGTGATGAACGAATTTGAAGAGCAAAAGACTGAAATCGCCCTCCGAGAAGCCGCGCGAACCATGCTCAAGCATTGGGCCATGGATAAAATGCGTGACGACATCATCTCGGCTATGGGCAGCAACAACGTCGATGGTGTGACGCCGTTTGTTGATAGTGATACCCCTGGGTCAACGTACCTGGCAGCGAATGAGTACCGCGTACTTTTTGGCGGAGCACTCAGCAACTACAGCGCTGGAGTTTGGGGCACAGCGTTCGACACTCTCGATGTAACCAACGATAAGATGACTCCTCTAACTCTGTCCCTTGCTAAACGGCACGCCCGCAATGCCGACGCAGCGAACGGCGCTGGCCCTATCCGCCCCATCCGTATCGACGGTGGTGGTGAGTGGTACGTCTGTTTCATGAACAAGTGGAGCTTCCGCGATTTGAAGGTTCATTCGACCATGACGCAAGCGAACCGCGAAGCTTGGACGCGTGGCAAGGACAACCCACTGTTCCGTGATGGTGACCTCATGTACGACGGGATCATCATCCGCGAAGTTCCTGAAATCCCATCCCTCGGCGCAAATGGTGGCGCTATCGTATGCGGCCACAGTTTCCTCTGCGGCGCTCAAGCTGTAGGTATTGGCTGGGCCCAGCGTTCTACAAGCCGGACTGAGGTTGACGATTACGGTTTTGAGCATGGCGTTGCTGTGCAAGAAATCCGTGGCGTTGAGAAGCTCATGTTCGACAGCACCCAGCAGGGCGTTTTGACCATGTACAACGCCGCAGCCGCTGACGCATAAACCTGGAACACGTGGCGGGGGTTCTCCGGGGCCCCCGCCACAACAGGGACAACATGAAATTTCTATACAAAGACCCACGCGGCAAAAGCCTGTCCTGCATCTTCTATGGCTACACGTTCAACGGGCGTAAGCCGGTCGAGATCGAGGACCCCATCACCATTGGCAAGGCGCTGAAAAGCGAGCAATTCATTCTCGTAGAAGAAGAAGTAGTAGAAGCGCCGAAGGAAGAGGTCAAAGCAGATGGCGATCACCAAAGCAGTGCTGTCAAGCCGCGTGTTAAGACACCTCGGAGTGCTAGCAGCAGGCGAAACAGCAACAGCAGATGACGCCCTCCTAGTAGGGAATCACGTTGAGGCTGCATACGAAGAGCTGAACAAGATCGGGACTATCGAGGCCGGATTCACCTCGAATGCGATCCCGGATTGGGCTCAAGAGGCTATGCGCGACCGCGTGGCCTTTTTGGTCGCTGCTACGTTCGGCTTACCTGCGGAGAGAATCGCTCAGCTAGCCCAAGCTTCCGGGTCTGCGCTGGCTATCCTTCTAAGGCACTTCCAGGCCCTCACAGCGACCGCAGCAGCAGACCTGACCCACAAGGTCCTGCAGAAGCTGGGAGTCATCAGACAGGGCGAGGATGCCCCTGCAGCGCATGACAAGACTGTCGATGATGTTGCTGAAGCGGTGCTCGACTATCTGACCGAAGACGGTACCCTCGCGGCCGGCTGGACTGACCTAACGAACATCCCAGAGTGGGCTGAACCGTTCATGGCAGCAATGACGGCCTACCGGGCTGCGCCCCTGTTCGGCGTCGTGGACCCGAATATCCTCGGGATACTCAAGGCAGAGCATGATACCGCGTACGCAGAGATTGTCTCCCGGAATACAGCGCTATCCGGGGCTACCAACGTTCTGCTGCGAAACTCCATTTCGAACCACCTGGGCCTGACCCCAGCGGGTGTTGCGCCAAGCGTGCCGAACGCAGCTCTCATCGATGCTGGTATTGCGTGGTGGTTCGATCTAGCAGACGAGCAAGGGACTGTCGGCTTCACGACGACTACCATCCCGAACTGGGCTGAGGTCTACCTGCGGGACATCATTGCAGAGCGCATTGCTGAGCCGATCGGCATACGTGACCCGACGTTTCTGCAGATGCTATCCCAGAAGTCTGCTATCGGCAGGGCAGAGATTGAGAAGCGCTTCACTGCTCTCGGTGAGTCTGCGACCAAGGCAATCCTGAGGAACATGATCCTCCGCAAGCTCCGTGTTATCGGCTTCGCTGAGGACCCTACCGCTTCACAGATTGAGGTAGCCGAGGAGATTATAGACAAGAGCTTCGCGCAGCTACGGGCCGAGCGGACCGTGACGTTTACCACAGCAGCAATCCCTGACTGGGCGCTTCTACCGTTGCGAGACTTCATGGCCTATTTGATGGCGTCGACCTTTGGCGTTCCACCTGGGGTGATCTCTCTGCTGCATCAAGAGCACCGGGCTGGGCTTAAGGAAATGCGTTCGCAGGTTATCGAGCAGACACCGTTGACTACTACCTCTATCGAGACGAGGTATTTCTGATGGCACTGCAGCGCATAAACTTCGCGACGAATAGCTATCAAGACAGGTCGTTGCCGGTTAGCGCGCAGCGGCTTGTAAACCTCTACCCGGAGAAGAAGCCGGGTGATGCAAAGACCGCAGTTACGCTGCACGGCACCCCTGGCCTGAAGCTGTGGGCTACCGTAGGCGATGGTCCTATTCGTGGGATGCACGAGCTGAACGGGAAGCTGCAGGTAGTGAGCCAGGGTGCTGTCTACAGCATAGACACAAGCATCACTCAGATACCAAGTGCCAACGTCAAAGGGGCCGGGCCCGTCTCGATGGAGTCAAACGGCGAATACGTGATGGTTGTAGCTCCACCATACGCGTACTATATCAGGGGCGAGACGGTTACGGATTTCCTTGCGTTCGAGACTGGCAGGCAGTGGGGGTATGTGACCTTCCAGGACGGCTACCACCTGATGTCTGCTCTGGGCGATGATGCGTTCTTTGTTAGCGTGTATAACGGGGTTGCATCTCCGTTTCAAGGCGTTGACTTCGACGGGACAGACTTCACCCTGGCGAACACTCTCCCTGATGACATCGTAGCGCTGAAGAACACCAACCGGGAAGTGTGGGCCCTGTGTGAGCGCAGCACTCAAATCTACTACGACAGCGGGCAGGCAGACTTCCCGTTCACCAGGCTACCTAACGGAGTTCTGAAGGTTGGTTGTGCTTCGCGCGACTCTGTGGCCGAGATAGACGCAGCCCTGTTCTGGTTGGCAGACGACCTCACCGTTCGGATGAGTCGGGGCTATGCTGCGGATGTCATCTCTACGGCAGCGATCGAGAAGGAGCTGGCAACCTATTCGCAGGTGAACAATGCAGTTGGGTTTGCCTACTCTCAAGAAAACCACGTGTTCTACGTCCTGACGTTCCCTGGGGTTGCTACCTGGGTGTACGACGTTTCGACCAGCGCATGGCACGAGAGGAAGTCAGACGGGCAGGCGGACTGGCGGGTACAGTCCTACGTGAAGTTTGCCGGCAAACACCTGGTTGGCGATGCGACGAACGGGAACATCTACGAGCTGGACCTGGATACCTTCGATGAGAATGGCAGCCCGATCTATAGGGAGGCCGTATCTCCCCCCATCCACGCGAACGGGCACTGGGCGTTCATGAACTCGTTCTACCTGGATATGGAGACAGGTGTCGGGCTCTCCACGGGCCAGGGTTCTGAGCCCAAAGCCATGTTGCAATTCACAGACGACGGGGCGAAGTCCTGGAGCAACGAGAAGTGGACCGACATCGGCGAGACAGGCGACTACGCTGCACGGGCCTACTGGCGGCGACTCGGGCGGTTCAGGCAACGCAGCCTGAGGGTCACGATATCCGACCCGGTTAAGGTGGCGATACTGGCAGGCTACATCGACTTCGAAGGCGGTGAACCATGAGCGGTAACGCCGACGGAACCACCAATGTGCCTTCAGCTTCTGGCTTCATGGCACCAGATGTCCCCATCGTTGGACCTGGAGGGATGCCGTCTATCGAGTGGTACAGGTTCTTCCTGGAGCTCTACCAACACAGCGGGCTGGCCCTGTCTGAGTTCAAGATGTGGGACGAGCTGTCGATCCCTGGAACTGGAATGTCGGTAGGGTCTGGAAACGTGCCAACCTTTACGACCATGCGCAGCCCGGTTAGCGCCTACAGCTTTTCGGACTCAGCGCGTGAATATCTTCACGGTGCCGTAACTATGCCAGGCCGGTACATCGATGGGACGGACCTATATGCATTCATCAGGTGGTCTCCAGCGACAACCAACACCGGGGATTGTAAATGGTCTATGTACTACTCTGCCAGCGAGCCGGAATATGGGTTCCCCGTTCCTACCAATGAGCCGATGCTCCAAGCCGGCGCTGGCGTGGCGAACGGGGTTCAGTTCTTCGAAGGCGTTACAGCCATTGATGGGAGCGCGCTGAAGTCTGGAGATGTGATCGGGTTCACCGTCGAACGGGACGGGGCCCACGTCACTGACACCATGACAGGCGGCGCGTTTATGATTAGCGCTGGGTTCCACTATCTAGCCGGCGTGCCCGGGAAGAACGGTAGGACGTGATGATCCGCACTATGCAGCGCAGCGACATTGGGGACATGGTTAAGCTCTTGGCCCGGTACACCGACACCATGGTGATGGTCGATGGGCTTGTTTATGACGAGAAGGAAACGTGCCGGCACCTCGTACAGCTAGTGGAGTCAGACCGCAGCGAGAGAGAGATGTTTGTTGCCGACGTGGACGGTAAGATCGTTGGGTTTGTCATGTGTATAGTGTTCAAGGCATTCCTGTATGGGCCAGGGAAGATGTCTGATGAAGTGGTGTGGTGGACAGTCCCTGAGCACAGAGGGAACGGGATTGGCTCTGCTTTACTGAAAGCCTACGAAGACTGGGCTGTGGGCTATGGCGCTGTTGGCATATTCTGTAGCTCATTCCTGACAGATAAAGACTCTACCGCTGTAGCGCTACTGGAGGCGAGAGGGTACTCTGTTACCGAGTCGAAATTTAAGAAAGGGGTGTTGTAATGGCACTTGGAGCATTAGGCGCTGGGCTTACGATCAAGGCCGGCTTCGATTATTTCGGCGCAAAAGGTCAAGCAAGCGCAGCAGAAAAGGCTGCCATCAGAGCTGAGGAGCTTGGGCGCGAAGGTAGCGGAATTATCGAACGCGGCACTACAGAGGCAAAGCGCGATGTCCGTCAGGGCGCGGAACAGGGGCAACAATTCCTTGAAGCAGGTGGCCAGGCGCTCGGTGCTCAGAAGGACGAAGTGTCCAGCATCTTTGCGCAAGAGCGCGATGTTGGGGCGGGCGCACTCGACAAGCTCCAGCGCTTACTCGGCGGCGGCCCCGGTGCCATGCAGGCAGAGCTTGAGCAGGACGCTGGCTACCAGTTTCGCCTCGGCGAGGGGAACAAATCCATTGAGCGGGCCGCGCGTGCTTCCGGTGGGTTCGGTGGTGGCAGCAACCTAAAGGACTTCGCTCGATTCAGCCAAGGTCTCGCTAGCTCAGAGTCTCAGAACATCGTCAACAGGCTGATGGGTCTCGCTGGAATTGGGTCTGCTGCAGGGCGTGCTGAAGCCGGCCTTGGAACAGGGCTTACCCAGTCGATCGCTGCAAATCGAGGGTCTCAAGCTAACTTGGCAGCTAGCACCGGCACAAATCTAGGCGGCCTCACGCAACAGGGGTCGTTCGGCCAAGCCAACGCTCTTATCGGTGCAGGCACTCAGGCGAACAACTTCCAGATGCAAGCAGCTAATGCGAACGCGGCAGGACTACGTGGGATAGGCGATGCCATCGGAACTGGCGCTCTTGCTTACTACGGAAAAAATGGATGACCGGTTGTGATGGGAGGCTAAAATGCCGCAGTTGATATTTCCACAGCAGCAGACGCAACTAGACCTCCCCCAACAGGGCAGGAGCAATTTCTCGAATAATGCCCTCTCCATGATTATGAAAATCCGGGACGAGGAGCGAGCCGACAAACTGCTGCGCGAAAAGAAGGTCGAGGCGCTAAAGCAGCAAGAGCAAACCGTCCAGCAAAACATGATCTTCAGTAAGTACATGGACCCGTCTGAAGACAAGAAGGACGTTCTAAAAGACATAATGGATCTAGCCAGGGATGGCACGGTGGGCCCGACAGGCGCTCCGCTGGTGACTCCTGGCGATGTATCAATGCTGGTCGACCAGGATAATAAGGCGCGGAAGCAGAACGCCGAAGCAAACCTCGCCAGGACCAAATCCGTCGAAGCCCGCGAGAAGTTCGATCGCAACAAGCGGGTAGAGAAGGAAGACCGGATCGGCCGTTTACTCAACGTGACTTTACCTGAGGGCGCTACAAGCGTTGACGAGAAGAAGTACGAGGCCGTCCGAAAAATACTGGAGCGCGAAGGCTCTGGTGGTGAAGGCCTACTCCCTGAGCCGGGGGAAGATGGGCAGGACTTGTCGAAGATAGTCGGTGAGCTGAAGGCGAAGAACAAGCTGAACAAGCTCTACCTGGCCCAGGAGAAAGCGGTGAAGGGCGTTACTCCACTCGGCAAGTATGACGAAGAGATCGAGACAGCTCGCATCAACGGGGCAACAAACCAAGAGATGCAGAAGCTGATCGCTAGGCGTGACACCGAAGTTAAGATTCGCGAGAATATAGCGTCAGGCAAGTTCAAGCCGGTCACAAACAACAACATCTACATGAATAAACCGGGTGCCTTAGAAGCAGCAAACAGGCGCAAGCTAGTTGGGGACATCATCCAGAGTCACGACATAATGTCGTCACTGGAGGACGTTCAAGAGCTAGAGCCGCACCTTGAAGACCTACTGTCTTACATGGGCAGAGCAAAAACTGCGTTCACATCGTTTGCGAGTAAGGCAGGCGTTAAGGGCCTTGATAAAGATGAACGCTATCAGAGGGCCGTCCAGCTCACTGGCAGAGTAGCGAGGGTGTTCAACTTGTTCAGGCGACTGATCACTGGTGCGGCCGCACCAGAACAAGAGCTGAGACGTTTAGAGAGGCAGATTCTAAACGAAACGATGGACCCTGCCCAGTTTGCTATCCAGTTGAAAGACCTCATGAGGAGGACGCGCAAAGCAACGCGGCTCCACTGGAAGATACTCAGCGAAGGGAAAGTCAAGCCAGAATATAAGTGGAACCAGAAAGCGAACGGTGGCGAAGGCGCGTATGAGGCGCAGAACGAAGAATACCTTGGGCGAATGTCTAAGCTTCACGAGGAGAGCGAGAATCCAACTCAGAAGACATTGGATACAGATCTAGGGAACAGGCTCATTCTCCTAAATGAGCAGATGGACCCGAATCTGTCCGACGATGACAAGCATAGAAGGCGTGCCGCTACATTGCTCGCGGAGGGGTATTTCGGAGACGATAGAGTGGAAGCCGAAAAGCAGGCTGATGCTTACCTCGACAGCCAAGGGATATCCCGATGACAGAGCCAAAGCTACCTGACGACATCGCTGAGATGGTGGCGTTCTCACGGAAGTGGACGGAGGACAGGGCGCGCGAGAAGCAACAGCTCAGCGCCGGGGCCCTAGGGAAGCTTGCACCACGCGGTGGGGGCTCCCTGCTTGCCGGTGGGGCCGTCGAACTGGGGAGGCAGACCGCTGACATTGAGGGTCGCGTGCATGGCCGTGAGAGCCTACCACAGGACCTTAGGCACGCCGACCTACAACAGGGCGAGGGCACCGGCGAGAGGTTCCTCCAGGGGTGGCAGACTAGCGACGCCGAGAGGATGGGCCGCCTTGTAGACAAGCACGGCAAGGAAAACGTCAAGGTAGCACCAAAAGGTGAAGGCGAGGAGCCTGGTGTGTTCATCCGGCGGTGGAGGCCTGTAGACGAAGAAAGGGCGAAAGAGCTGCAGAAGGCAGACATCCCCCTGCGGACGAACGAAGACGGAGAAATCGAGGCGTTCAACTTTGGTGTAGTCAGACCGCAGTCTGGGTTTTTGCCCACGGTTGGAGATGTCGCCCAAATGACTCCAGATCTAGTCCAGGGTGGTCTCGCAACCTTGGCAGGTATCGGGACTGCAAATCCCGCTATCGCGGCTGCCGTTGACGCTGGAGCAGAAGCGCTTCGGCAAGTTGGTGCCGAAGCCTTAGACACGGGCGACCAGAGAGACTTCGGCAGTCGGCTAGCCGATGTTGGCATAGCTGGTGCGTTCGGTGGTGCATCCCAGTTTGGTGCCAATGTTCTGGCGAAAGGGGCTCAACTGATCAGACCATCCACGAGGCTTGGTTCTGCAATCAGAAAAGAGCTTCTAGGAACTAGCGCGACTCGGGCATCGCCGACTCCAACGCCAGACGTTACTTACGTGGGTGGTGTCCCTGTCGTGGCTGAGCAGGGGGCGAAGGACGCTATCTCCTCTGCTGCGACAGATGCAGCGAAGTCTATCGTCGGCGCGGTCAAGGGCGCAGGAAAGTCTGTATACACAGGGACAAGGTGGTTTGTCGAATCAGGGCTAGGCAAAGATACTGCGGGTGGGTTCCTGCAAAAGAATGTCCCGGTCGCGGAGCAGATAGGCAAGGCTCAAGCTGAACGGATGGAGATCCTGCAAGCCCTTGATATCAATGATGCTACGCTAGCGCAAAAAACTGGCAGCCAGTTCATCATGGATCTTGAGGACGCGATGGCGGCCAGCACCCATGGCGGCCCGATCAGAGAGGCTAGGAGATCCGCTAAACTGCAGTTTACTAAAGCCGCCGCCAAAATGACTGACGTAGTAGGGCACGGCCAGACGAAGAGCATGTCAAAAGCTGGTGTCCACCTGTGGGAAACCTACACGAAATATGTGCAGAAGAATATCGACGACCTAGCGAAAATAGGCTCTAGGGAGTTTGGCGCTATAGACAAGAAGATTGGAGGAGTCGAGGAGTTCGGGTACGATAACGTGCTGAAAGTTTTAAGCGACGAAATTAAATTAAGGCCAGTTAATATCACTGGCCAAGAAGATCTAATAAGAAAGAAGCTCGTTAAATCCATACGCCAGATCACAGACACGAAGAAAATGCTCAAGCTGCGTAAAGCGGGCTCTGTGGATGGTAAGATGCAGAAGATGGAGCGCATATCCAAGCGCGTTAACTTGCAACAATTCCACAACCAAGCGACGGCGATAGGGCGATCCATCCAGGAGGTTAAAGAGCTATTCCCGGAAATTGATTCTCCTGCAGCGAATGCAATAGCAAAGAAGTTATACGCGGCCATAAATTTAGACATGGATGCAGCGGGAGTAAGACTCCAGAAACTCGGGCACCACGGCGTTGCAGAGGACTTCAACAGGGCGAAGTCGTTCTACAGAAGCCAGGTCGAGGTTATCGAATCCCTAAAAACGACGGCTCTCGCATCGGTGCTTGGCGGCATAAAGACGAGGATGCCTGGGTCGTTATCAGGGCAGGGCGTGCTGACTGGCATACTCAACCTAGAGGACGACCAGATCGCTAGCACGATGGAGCTGATTGGAAAGTTCGACCGGCGAGCCAAGGGGGCGATAAAAGTAGCCCTTCTAGAGAAGCTGACGCAGAAGGCGGGCATCGCTGACGCGGCACAGTCTGACATCGGGAGCATCGTTCTGTCGCCAGCTAAGTTCGCTAAATTTGCACAGGATAACCAAGATAAGTTAATTGCTATCCTCGGCGATGAAGGTTACGCGGGCCTAAAAACCATAACCAGCGCGGCTAAGTCCCTTATCGTGCCAGCAGTAGGGAGCAGGACGGCGGTCCGTGGCCTGATGGACCAGTTTATGAACCTGTTCACGGATGCGTTCACAAGTCCGCTCGACGCGATGAAGGGGATCCCTTCATTTATGTCTAAGAGGAAACTCGCAATCATGCTTGCAAATCCAGATATAGCAAGGACGATTGCGAAGGCGATGAAGTTTCCGAAGAAAACAGCAGCCATCACGCGCGGCCTAGCAAAGGCAGTCGAGAGCATCAAAGCGCACGAGCAATATTTGGACGGGCTAGGCGATTTCTCGGGTGTACCTGAGGGCAGGGATTCAGCCGAAGCGCAGACAGAAGGCCAGAGAAAGAATCTCTCGCTTAAATCAAAGGGGCTCTAATGGGCAATTTCCAGCTTCCGAGAACGACCCTGCTAGACACAGATGGGGTCCCTATTCCTAACGGCACGGTTGAGTTCTACCTAGCAGGTACGTCGACGCCGATGACGGTCTACAACGACTCCGATCTGACATCAGCCATCGGGACGAGCGTTACAGCCGACGCCGACGGCAGGTGTCAGAACGTATGGAGCGATGAGGAAATTCCATACAAGGTCATCGTAAAGAATGCAGCTTCCGCCGAGATCTATACGGAAGATGACATCAGGGCATATGGCACCGTTGGAGGGGCTTCATTCTCCTACATGAACAAGATAGCATCACATCCTCTGCTATACGGTGCTATTGGCGACGGAGCCGCTGACGAATCTTCTGCGGTTCAGAGTGCAATCACAAACGCTACAGGCACTGTCGACCTACTAGGGCTCACCTACAAGTGCAACAGCGCGATCACTGTACCTTCGAACAGGAGGGTCATAAACGGGACCCTCGACTTCTCGGCGTGTACGGACGCCAACCTGATAGTGGTAGGGCCAGGCAATCTTGGCGGCACGTTGAGCCTGACTTCCGATTGTGAGGTTGGAGCTACATCGGTCACTTTGTCGACGGGCGACGCGGCAACGCTATCTGTCGGGTCATGGATAAGGATTTCCTCATCCGTGACTTGGGATGGGCTTATTGCTGGTGGCGAGATATGCCGGGTCAAGGGTATCTCTGGAGTAACCGTTAGCCTAGCTGAACAGACGATCGGCAAATACGCGGTAGCCAGCACTGGCGCGGTCAATTTAATCACGGCAGTGGATGGCGTAACCTTCGAAGGCGTTGATGTCATAGCAGCCGACACCGGCGCTCAGAACTGTTTGACTGCGCGATACAGTGAGAATGTGGTCGTCAAGAACTGCACCTTCACCGGGTTCAAAACGTCTGGGGTTCTTCTTGAGACGAGCGTAAGCCCTATCGTTGAGGGGTGCAGGTTCACGGACGGCCAGTCAAACTCAATTGGTGTATCAGTTGAAGATGGATCCATAAACGCGTCGGTCACAGACTGCTCATTCTACGACATTGAAACAGGGGTTAGTTGCAGCAGCAAGGCGGTCGGCGTAGTGCGGTTCGCGAAGATCGCAAATAACGCGATATCGTACTCGAAGTACGGCATCTACATGGAGTCGATGACCCATTACTGCAGCGCTTCTGGCAATATTGTCAGGTGCGGGTCTAACGCTGTATCCGCTGGCATCGTGTCTGAAGGCCGGTCGAACTCAATCACGCACAACATCGTGAGACATGCGCAAGCCTATGCGATCCGTGGGAACACCCTTGTGTCTGCGGATTACACGACGCCAGTTGTCGGGAACCCAGCCAGTACCGACGCGAACGGTGTCGTGTTCACCTGCACAGGAAATGTTATCGAGCTATGCAATAGCTACGGCATCCACTACACGCAGCAGACAGGTACATATACTCTAGAGTACGGCATAATTATTGACGGGAACAACATCAGCGGCTCAGACTCAGACCATGCGATAAAAGTCGATTGCGCTTACGCTAACGTTACTGGCGTTAAGGTAAACAACAATTCTATAAGGGACTTCGCTGAAGGAATTTCTATTTCTGTAGCCTCAGGCAGAGAAGCGCGCGGCGTGACTGTCAATGGCAACCATGTGGACAATCTATCAAGCGTAGGGACAGGGGTTTCGCTATCCGGTGCGGGGGCTGACGACATTAAGAATGCATCTGTCACAGGAAACAGCACTCGCAATCTCGCTAACGGGATAGTGCTGTCCAACGTGAACACTGCTTCTGTCGTTGGCAACACCGTGTACAGCTCGAATACTTACGGGATAAGCGTATCTGGGAGCATCAAAGCTGTCGCAATAACAGGGAATTCAATAACAGAGGCTAACGACGGCATAAACATAGGGGCTGTCACTGCTGTGAACGGTGTTGTCATTTCTGGCAACACAATCAAGGATTCCGTGGCAGACGCGATCGGGATGAAACCAGGAATCGCATCTGCAACAAACCTGCTGCTAATATCCGACAACTACATCGACACACCAGCGGCAAAAGCCTTCAATATCTCGACGGCCTCCGCTGCAACGGCGACCAAGATCACCGTGTCAAACAATGTTATTGAAGCCGCAGGTGCGGTGAGCCTATTTGATTCTGTCGACAATCTGACCATCACAGGGAACTCGTTCCATAGCTCTGTAGGCTCAGACCTCGATATCGACGACTGCGACTCTGTGACAATCTCACAAAACGTATTCAACACCCCAGGCGCTGTGAGCATCGATATCGACCTCGTGACTGCAGCTTTCGTCGACTACGTCATAAGCGGCAATACTTTCACGTCGACAGCAGGCGGGTTCTTGAGCCTCGTGCAGAACACCGGGGCTGATTTGACTGGGCTCGTTGTCTCAGGGAACTCATTGGTCACGACGAGTGGAAGCTGTCTATCTTGGTCTGGAAGCGGAGCCGCAACGCTGAAGAACGTGTCTATCTCTGGGAACACGATGAAGTCCAACCTTCAGACTGCCAACTTCGCAATTGCCACGACAGCAGTGCTGACAGAGTGCATCATCTCAGGGAACTCCATCGAGGAAACTGCGCTGACCAGCGCTGCTATCGAGTTCAGCGGGGCAGGGTCGGCAACATACATCGCTATCATGTCCAATTTCCTGAAGGGCGGCGACTACTCCATTGAGAGCACGGCATCGACCACGACGAAGTTAGTTGCTGGGGCCAACCTCATTACTGGGTACGCGACTGGAGCCTCTACTGGGACAACGTACGCAGCTACATCGACCACAGCTGCAGATCTTCCGAGCTTCATTTAGCCCATAGGAGCGAGAACCGTCATGCTCAGCAACCTCTACTACAATCTACCTGCGGCTACGGCTATTGCTGCGGTATCCGAGAGCGTTCCAGGTGATGCTGTGCTGTCGGCTGGTCTTCTCGGTGCTGTCGGGGCAGCAGTAGGGATTGCG